ACGAAAACATATGACACGACAAGAACGACAACTCCTCAAGGACCTCCAGCTTCAGCACAAGATGGCTAAGTATCCAAACACACCGCCAAATATGTTAGCGCTCACACATTGGAACGACAACTCAGCGAATGAACTGACCAAATCGGTGATCGCATTCCTTCAGTTCAATGGATGCCAAGCTGAGCGCATCAACACAATGGGTGTGTATCGTAAAAAATACCGCACTGATGGTGTTGCCATTGGTGGGCAGTGGACAAAGGGAACAGGTACACCAGGTTCAGCAGATATCTCCGCCACGATCAAGGGCAGAAGTGTGAAAATTGAAATCAAGTATGGCAAGGACAGGCAGTCACAAGCACAAAAGGACTATCAGAAAGCCATCGAAGAGGCTGGAGGGACATACATCATCGTGAAAACTTTTGCAGATATGCTGAAATTTTACAATGATTTTACACAAGTAATCAAATAAATAGTTATATTTACAATCAAAACAAATCAATTATGACAACAACAAGAAAGAAAGCAGAGGAGGCAGAGATGCCAACCCTCAACATTTGGCAGAAGCTACACGCTGCCAAGCAGCAGATTGGCAAGGTGTCCAAGAATGCAACAAATCCACACTTTAAAAAGAGCTATGCTGATATCAATGCGCTGCTCGATACGGTGGAGCCAATCCTTCACGAGCATGGACTGCTATTGTTGCAGCCTGTGGTTGGCAATGATGTGGTCACTCGCATCATCGACATTGAAACAGGTGAGCACATCGAGTCATTCATGAGCTTGCCACCAATCGTGGACCCTCAGAAAGCACTGGCTGCTGTTACCTACTTCAGAAGAGGTACCATTCAATCACTCCTATCACTTCAAGCAGTGGATGATGATGGGAACTCAGCAACTCATGCAGCAACTTCAAAACCAAAGCTAAGCAAAGAACGCTTTGAAAGCGCAGTCGCATCTATTGAAGCTGGCAAGTACACATCAGAGCAGTTGGTTGCCAACTACGCACTCACTGAAGTTCAACTCAAAGCTCTCGCACTATGAAATGGCATCCATCGCAAATCGGGAAGCTGATGACCAACGGAAGAGGGAAGTCAGAAATGGGAGAAACCGCCAAGAGCTACATCAGACAGGTGGCAAAGGAGGCATTCTACAACTACACCACCGAACTCAACAACAAGTATATCTTCAAAGGTAGGGAGCAGGAACTCGAGTCAATCTCCCTACTCAATGCAGTTCGCTTCACTGACTACCGAAAGAATGAGACAACAGTCGAGAATGACTATCTCATCGGCACCGCTGATATCGTCCTGGACAACAAAATCATCGACATCAAAACATCTTGGTCATTAGATACGTTTCCGGCTACACCTGAAGAGGGATACAAAGCCGAATACGAGTGGCAACTCAGAGCATACCTTATGTTGTACGACAAAGGTATGGCTGAACTCGTGTACTGCATGGTGACCACTTGGGATGAGTACCTGAACGAATGGGAGAACCTTCAGCTGCATCGAGTCGACCACATTGACCCGGAGAAACGTATCACTGTCCTGTGGTGGGACCGAGATGAGGATAAAGAGATTCAGATGATTGAGCGCTTGAAGCTGGCATCTGAGTACTATGATGAGTATTATAATCAATTAGTAAATAAATAACCCAAGAACAATGGAAGAGTTAAAAGCCAAAGGCACAATCCACCTAATCGGTGAAGCAAGACAAGTGAGCGACAAGATGAACCTCAGAGAGTTCGTTCTATCAATCGGAGATAAGTATCCTCAGTTGGTACAGTTCCAAGCAGTCAATGAGCGAGTGAAGTTCCTTGATGGAGCCAAAGTCGGTCAGGAGTGCGAAGTTAAGTTTGACCTCAGAGGTCGTGAGTACAACGGCAAGTTTTATGTGTCATTGAACGCATGGGATATCCGCATCGCATCAACAGCACCAGCATCAAAACCTATCACTGATGAAATCGATGACGATCTACCTTTCTGATGGGGAAACAATCAGGGAGTTCATTCAACATGAGTTGGACTCCCTTCTCGTCAAGAGATACAAGATGACCCACATGGCTGAGGATATGAAGGTGAATTACTCGATGCTATACCGCTTCATGAATGGCAAGTCAGTGAGCGAGGAGTTCTATATCAAAGCATTTAAATACCTGATGCAATGAATCCAAAGTACTTCATCGCCTACATAGGCAGTAAAAATGATAACCTCGATAAGTTGGTTGCAAGGGTACACGACCTATTCAACATGATGCCAAAGGTCAACAGCTGCATCGTGATTACATTCTCTGATGAGGTGCATATCTCTGAAGTGACTGCTCAGGAATTTTATGAACAATGGACAAGCCTAAACTGATGGAAAAACAAATTCAAGACCCAATACTTCTCAGAGTGCTGGCGAAGTATTATGAGCGCAGCGAGACAGGCATCAAGAAATATGGGCGCACTTTAGATCGTGATGACCTCAGCTTTCTTGATTGGTTGACACATCTCCAGGAGGAGTTGATGGATGCCACTCTTTACATTGAGAAGCTGAAGGCAGATGTCAAGTTTATTGAGCAAAAAACTGGACAAGGATAAGTGGTAAAAATTGCCACATATATAAACACGAAATGTAAAAAGTATGATAAAAGAATTTGTAAAACAATGGGATGAACGTAAGCATCTATTAGAAGAATGGTTAAAAGAAAACCAACCAAGTAATTACGATGATATTTATAAAAAGCTATTTGAATTGGTACTAACTCAACCAAATAGCTACAATGATTCTTGGGACTGGGAACGCTTCGAAATTATTGACGATGGTGATTGGCAAGGTAATAGGATTTTTATACTTTGCAATGATTGCTATCAACCTAATTTGGAAGACTATATTTTTACGGAAGTTAGCTATGGTTCGTGTTCGGGTTGCGATACATTCCAACATATTCGAGATTTAGATGGATGGGATAGCGACAAAAACACGGACGAACAAGTCAAGCAGTATATGACACTCGCTTTACATATGGTTCAAGAAACTAAAACCTTTAAACAACAAGAACAATGAAAACAGCAGTAGAATGGTTGGAAGAACAAGTAATTAAATTTCACAATTGGAAATTAAATCCATTATTTGATGAAAATTGCTTTGATGAAATAGAGTTGCGCAAAGCTATCCAAAAAGCCAAAGAAATGGAGAAGAATCAGATTGTTGATGCTTATAATGAAGGGGTTATAAGTGTTGATTGCAGAGGTGGCAACCCAGAAAAATACTACAACCAAACATTTAAACAACAAGAACAATGAAAGATATAGAAAAGATTAAAAGTGAATTGATTGCAATTCAAGATTTTTTAAAAGACAAGCAGTTTTGCATTGTTATTACAAAAGATAGCATTGAGTGTTTATCATCAGATTCACAAGTACAGAATATTAACTTTAATAACAAGAGTGATGAAGAATAAAATATTTAAGTTACTATATATTAAGCAAGAAAAGCAATATGAAGATGCGTATGGAACTTGGATTAAATTTAGAATCAACCCATTTAATCCACTTACCTATGTAGTTATTATTTTCGGACTATTAACGGGTTTAATTATGTTTGGAATAATAGGAATTTGGAGAGAAATTGATACTACAAATCCTTTTAAATGGAATAAATATCAAATTAGTGAAAGAACTAACTAAACAACAAGAACAATGAACTTTGAAAAGATAAAGACGGCAGAGGATTATGAAACATTATTGGTTCAGTTCAATGCCTTAAAGGCAATAGCAATATCCCAACAAGCAAAACTTGAACATTACCAAAAAACAATACACAAGTTTAGTTTTGAAAGAGTTATTCAATTGGAAGCAGAACTTGAATCAGAAAAAGAGATGAATGCTATTCTTACAAAAGAGTTAGAACTTAAACAACAAGAACAATGAAACTAAACAGAGATGACCGTAGAGAAGAGATGGCAGCTTGGGGAACTATGATAGCCTTAGGAATTGTATCATTAATATGTATAATAGCACTTATAACAACATTAATATATGGATAATGTATCACAAAACATTAGCAATCACATT